TGGATCGAGAATGATTACGAAGCTCTCGAACGATTCGAAACCATCTACCTCTGCTTCGATAATGACGAAGCCGGAGAGAAGGCAGCTAATGATGTGGCAAAGCGACTGGGTATCACTCGATGCAAGCGGCTCCGTGTCCCGTCTCCACACAATGATCTCAACGATCTGCTGCTCGCAGGGGATGGCTTTGGTCCTCTCTATGAGAACGCCGAATCATATGATCCCAAGACACTCAAACCTGTCGATGGGATGGCAGCAGAACTTGCTGAAGAGATTGGTCGATACCAACAGGAGAATGAACATAACCCATTCTTGTTTCCAGAACTTAAATACAGGTTCCGAAAGGGAGAGCTAACTATTGTAGGTGGATACCCAGGACACGGAAAAAGTCAGTGGCTTTACCAGAGTTGTATGCATGAAATGCTTAACAATGATCGACGGTCTTGCATTGCTTCCTTTGAGATACCTAGTAAGTCCATGCTATTCAATATGTTATGGATGCATAATGGTCATATGCCAAAGGAGGAAAGTATCCAATCTGATCTTACACAGTTTCAGGATAGGCTGTGGTTTATCGAAGGCGTAGAGGGTGGAACAAATAGCTGGGAGAGTTTGCACCAAGACTTCCTGTATGCACATCGTAGATACGGTGTGGATTTGTTTGTCATAGATGCACTCATGCACATTGCAGCCAAGGATGATTGGAGTGGTCAGGAACGAATCGCCAAGGATGCAGCTAAGTTTGCCATCGACAATGATGTCACTGTTCTTTTGGTCTGCCATGCCGACGCCAAGAAAGCTGGGTCTGGACAAGTGCCGGAGCTGGAGGATGTATTGGGTGGCCAAGGCATTGGTGCGGCAGCCCATGCAGCCGTCATGATATGGCGGAATAAGGCCAAGGAGAAAGCCGTAGAGGCCGGAGAGGATGTCTCTGATGAGATGCCTGATGGCCGAATGTACGTTCCGAAACAACGTGCAAATGGCGTCACAATATACCGCGATTTATGGTTTGACACTAAGCGTCGAACCTTTTCACTAGAACCTAAACCTAACTTGGGAGTGGATCTCCCGTTTTAATATCATGATCACAATAACCTCAAGAAAACGCCTAGGTGATCCCTGGGAATCAAGCCAAGGGAATACCTATTTCCCTTTTGTCGTCAACTTGTCTGACGGCACCACAGTAATGGCCAACGGAGCCAGTGAGGACCCGTGGTGGAAGGAAGGAGTTCCGGTTGTTTTCAAGGACTCGGGAAACCGTACCAAAAAGGGTCTGCCCAAGGGCGGATTTGATAAGGCGGAGGGTGTCATCCCTTCAGCTACCCCTGCTGCCAATCGATCCATTGTAGCGAACGCCGATCGCGAGATCGGGATGCGTGTAGGTATGAGTATTAACAATGCTTGTAACCTACTCAAGGGATCGGATCTATCTGAGCAGGAGTTTAGCTCTAAGCTCGAGCGACTCGCTCGCTCCATCTACACGGTGGCCGAAAAGATAGCGTCATCTCCATCTGGGGAATCTCCTGCCGCCACGACTGGCGACGAAGAAACTCCGTTCTAATATGCATATCTACCGGAGGTACAAGAATGGCAAGATCCGACTATTGCAGTCGGTCGATACGCTCGCCAAAATGCGTAAAGCAAAAGGCGACTTGGCGGTGTCTATCACCACCAAACTCGGGATAGCACCCAACCCATTCTTGGATCGTTGGCGGATGGAAAAAATCTATCATATCACCCGCTCCAATCCGGGGCTGTCGTTCGATGTTGTCGAGCGGCAGTCTTGGGGGATGCGGACTGATCTCGATGGGTGTTTGGTGGAGAGTAGTGTCTTTGGTACACGCATCCACGCCGAGATTGAACAGGCTGTCCTGCACCTCATGGATGGTGCTGACTACAATAGCCAATACGCATCGTACTATCGACCATTTCTGCAATGGATGGACGAGAACCAAGTGATTCCTACAGCCGCAGAGCGGATGATATTTGATGCCGACTTGATGTTGGCAGGAACGATGGACCTAATTGCCGAAATGGATGGCAAGGTGTGCGTATTTGATTTCAAAACGAGGGAGTGCCGAGGAGCGGATCCCAAATCAAAGACCTATCCCAAGGACGCTATGCAGCTCGCCATTGGTGCTGACATTATCAAGCGGCAGATCGGTGCTAATTATAATCTTCCCATATATTCCGTAATCATCGACACCGAGACATGCCAGACAGGTGTGAAGCGTTGGACTGAAAAGGCACAGCTAAAGCACCTCAAGAAGGCGCTAGCCACCAATCACTACTACAACACAATCAACGACCTGTATGCCAGTTGAAAAACCGTACAATGGAGGAGAATGGACCACAGCTAGGATGCGATCGTTTATCATGTCAGCTCTTCGCCGGGCTATGTGGCCTGTTAAGTATCGAGCCATACGGGATAGCTTCGTCGAAGATGGCATCAACCCCAAGACGGGTCGCAAGTGCCGCTTACACCGCTGCTCAGAGTGTGGTGGAGTGTTTCCCCAGAATCAAATGCAAGCCGACCACATTGAACCAGTGGTTCCACTCGATGGGTTTGATAATAAGGTGTGGCTGGAATACGATTGGAACGAATTATTACAACGCCTCTACTGCGAGGCTGATGGATTACAGGCGGTCTGTAAGACGTGCCATAAGGAGAAAAGCTTGGAAGAACGCAGGGTTCGGAACGAACATAGGAAGAATGCGAAAATAATTTAGCAACACGTTGTTGCAACCCTTCCGCTTGGCGTTTTATTTTGGTAGGTGAGCGTTGAGCGGGAGGTCAAATTTCATGATTATTAGATTAAACAGAGCCGAACAAAAGCTAGCCAAATTTTTAGGCAAAGAACGCGAACGCAATGCGTTGAGGAATGGTTCGCAGAATTGCCGTATGGGTCCGCAATCGGATGAAGAAATAGACTTAGAAGGGGTCGCTGCTGAAATTGCCTTTGCTAAATACGCTAACGTCTATCCCGACCTCGACATTGATTGTGATGAATATCTCACGCATGATGCTGTTTTGCATGACGGGACGAGAGTCGATGTAAAATCTACCAGATACCCGAATGGGCGGCTCATTGTAGTCCCTTGGAAGGATGTTGATGCTGTGGATGCCTATGTATTGGTCGTGGGGACATTCCCCGAATACCGCATAGTAGGAGCGATGGAGGGCTATCGCTTGATGCGTTCGCATCGCATGAAAGACTTGGGTCATGGCAAAGTGTTTGTTGCCACCCAAGAGGAGCTGAAACCAATAGACCAATTGTGACAGAGTTTGAACATCTTAAAATGATGGTAACCCCACTAAGCACCTGCGACAAAAGAGCGGTGGCTGCTGGGTGTTACGTTGGCGAAAACTTTATTACAGCCGCCAACCATTGCGAGAACACTGGACACATTTGCAACAGAATGGAACTGGGTTCAGGTGATCAACCGGATCTTTGCCAATCGATCCACGCCGAAATAGGGTTGCTCAACACATTGAAGGTTATGAAGATTGACATCCTGCCCACTATCGTTTGGCTTTATGGACATTATTATGCATGCCAATCATGCGCAAAAGCATTGGCCGACTTTGGTATTAGGGAAATTAGAATCAGACAATATTAGTTATGACCTCCATCACAATTGAAACAAAATATGGCCATTGCTCAGTGGCCATGCAAGACGACGACCTGACGATCGATGAAATGATCGCTTTGTTTGAGCAAACACTATCAGGCATCGGGTACCACTGGAACGGAAACATCGAACTCATTACAGAATATGATATTAAGATCAGCCCCTCAGCACAAAACTAAGATACTTCCAGAGGACAGTGATGAGCGTAAGAAATGGCCCATCTACTCTGGAGTGTTGTCACCGTTTCCGAATGCTATAGCTGCCGTCGCTCGCCAGTCCTATATGGGGAACGAAAAACACTGCGATGAGTCCGAACCCATGCACTGGGAATTTGATAAATCTAATGACCATCACGACTGCTTGATGCGTCACCTCTTAGAAGAAGACTATGTGGCAGTCGCTTGGCGTGCCTTAGCTCTACTTGAAACCAAAATCCAAAACCAACATAATGAAACCTGAAGATATTACGGACGAACAGCTACAAGATCGACTAATTGAAAACACATTCAACAAACAATCTGTGCTGGATGTGTTTGCATCCATGTCTAATAACACCTACATCAACTACGCCCACCAAGTGGCAAGGGACACGGTAGCTAGAACCTGGGAAAACATCACCGGATCTCAGATTGATGAGCTAAAAGCTCAGATGGCTGCTGAATCAAAAGAGAAGAAGGATGGCGATGAGGGTTGAGTGGGCAGAGATAGCACAATGGAGCAAGTTTTGGATGTCATCTGATTCCGGAATATCTAGGTCTATTTGTCCCCTAATTGGCGGCCCAGCAAATCATAGCATATTGCCTTTAGATCGCCAAAAAATAACGGTGAAAAGGGGTGGGTGTTCCTATCATTTGCAAGAAGTTGATCTCGATGGTGAGATTTTTACGGCCTACAGATGCCATGGATTGTTTGACACGGATTTCTACAACATGTTGAAACTTTGGCTGCCAGGATATTACGAGGAAAAAATAAATGAACTTATCTCTGATAAAATAGAGATAGCTTGACTTCCCCATTCTGACCCCATCTAATTGATTTTTACTTATATATTGGTTAGTCATCATCACAACATAGGTGGTTTTGTTTATTCCCCACCTACAGCAAGGGGAACCCTTAACAGGGTTCCCCTTTTTTTGTGCTAACTGACGATGCTTACGGGCCGGGCGGCAAGTATGGGATCATACTCCGTGACAATACACCCACCCTTATTAGCTCACTAATAAGAGGCTTGTTGGATTGCTTCAAACGGAATGGGCCATTTGGGTCGGTGAGACGCCGTATTCTATCTTGGGGATCCATGTTTTTAATGATTGATAGTCCAGCGGGTAAATTGGGTTCAGGAGTGAGGGATTTTCTGACCATACGCTTATGAAGGCTAACCAAGCTTTTTATCTCTGATGGATTTACTTGGCCACTCATGTTCCTTATGGCCTTCAGTCTCTCTTCTGGAGTAGATCCCAAGGACTCATACATGTCTGTTTTTGTAATAGGTTCATCATATGGCATCGGGCTGTAATAACCTGTTACAGTTTCAAATTTGTCGTTAGTAGATAATGATGTTTCATCTAAAACTCCTAGTGCTTGTTTCTCATCAAGCCCCAATATCTTTAAATTCTCGTAGTGCTTTGTAAGCTGTTGCAATACACCCTCTCTATCTTTGTTTAACTCCACGTATTTCCTATCATATTGCTCTTTAATGTCGTATTTTCTACTAGTGCCAAGCAACGCTTTAGCGTTATTAATAGCAGTTGTTTGCGGAGCCATTCTCCTAGCGGCGTCCCGCTCCAGGTCAAACTCTTCAAACCTAAATCCCAAAAGCCTACCAGCTAAAGCACCCATTTCTAATGCATTCTCCTGTCCCCTTATGGTGCTATTCCATCGGTCGAGTTCTCTTACAACGCCCGGTTCAAATGCTATCTTAATGAACTCCTGCAAGTTGTCTACCAGCCTGTTGGCAATACCCGGTTCTACACTGATCTCTCTACCATTCTGGTCTTTGCCGGATAGCAATGCTGGTGCAGCTTGTAAAAGAAAACCACCCTCTCCTAAAAAATTATCGGCTAATAGCTTAGGCAAAACCTCTAACCTTTGTTCATCCAATCCCGCTCTCAATGATGAATACAGCATTGTTTGAGGAATCAAATATTCAGAATCAAAATATTTACCAGTCTTACCGTCCTCATTCATGAGAACAACCATGCGTTTTCCGCGATGCCATGACTTCGCTACAGTCTCGTTGAAAGCTCTCTTTTCGTTTTCGTTCAGGTCCTTGAAGTCACCAAATGCAGCTAGTTGGCTTGCGTTACTAGTAACCACATCGATCATTGCACCTCCACCACCTACGACGGCTGTTAGGGCTGCTGCTCTCTTCAGTCCAAGGTTTCGCAATCCCACTTGCGATTGCTTATTAAGCTTTATGTTGGAAAGACCTATTTCCTTCATAAATTCATCTGGGCTTCTCATCATCTTAGTAGCAAACCTACCCTGGTTATACATATTCCGCATAAGTTCTGCGGTAAAGTTGATGAACGGGTTGGCAACACCGATCTGAGATAATTTCTTCAAAAGCTCTGGCACCTTGTCATAGTTTTGGAAGGTAGCATTAACCATCCTAGCTGCTGCCTCCTCGAGTTGGGCTTTGTTTTCTGGGTTGGCCAATTCGGGAATTGCTTTTATTAATTGTCTTTGGGTACCCCTCCAGCTTACATAACGCATGGTAACATCACCCACATTATAAACCTTGCTAAATGGGGATGCAATGGCCTGTACGGTGTTTCCTAGTAATCCACCCTTGCCAGCCCTACGCAACTCGCTTGTTAATACGTTTCCACTCCCAAGACCCAATTCCTCAAACCTGTTTTTGTCTTTATTGAAAGAAGCTCTAGCCTCTCCCTTACCATAAACAGCTTTTCTAAAACCACCGAACTCAGAAAAGGCGAGGCCAAAGCCTCTCTTCATATCCTTAAACGGATTGATCCCAGATGCTGCAACAGAGGCAAAGTTTCCTATCAAGTTGGGTGCATATGATGCAGGGTTGAAAAGTGTTTTAGATATTTTAGTTAGGCCAGTCAATGCGGACATATTGTCCAAAACAAATTTGCCAACCGCGTTATTCAACAATACGCCAGAGTCTGAATAAAATATATCTTGAAGACCTTCATTTACTTCAGGCGGAACCCTAATGTTAGCGTTTTCAGCGGCTGTTCTACCAAAGGAAGTCTGAGTCAATATAGGTTCATTACCCACTCTTGGCCTTCCACCATCCATTGGTTGCATGTTCAATGCTTGCTGTATTTTTTTATCGCTAAAAATCTGAATCAGTTTCTCATCTGTTTTTAATGCGTTGGTTAGCCTAGCCGTCTTTGCTAGGGTTTGACGCATTGTTTCGGCAGGATCTTGAACTTCGCCCAAAAACTCTTTCATCTTTGGACCATAATCTACTCTACCAGCCAATATTCCTTCGGCCTGGAAATTCATTTCGTTGGAATCCTGAACACGTTTGGCTCGTTGATCAGCTTTGTTCATCCTGTTAGCCGAGTATTGAAGCCGCCGATCCATTTCATTGGTTGCCTGTTCAATGGCATCCTCAGAAGCCTCCCTCTTGGTTTTATATTTCATCTCACCATTCGGAAGTTTTTCATTTATGTTCTTCTCGGTAAGACGTAATATTTCTTCGTTTAGGGCTTCATCTCGTAGCTTGCCGTCATTGGGAACAAATGTAGCATCCTCATAAAACCTATAGGTTTTTGTGGCATAGTTTCTTTTTACTATGCTAGATCCTACAACCTCCCTTAATTGTGCGTATAGTTCATCATCTATTTTGAATGCAGATTGTGGACCCAGTAATCCAATTAAATCATATTGAAGTTCTTCAACAGCATCTCTCCACTCAATCAAATCGTCCTTAACTTCGCTAAACAACTTAGGGTTTATATTGTTTGTATCATTCAATATAAAATTATTAATATCATCTACCAAGCTCTCTCTTTCTAGCACTGACAGCCTAACGTTTTTAAGTGCCTTATCAACCGACTCGCTAGACCTAGCAGCTATACCGTCATATTTTCTTAGCTTTAGTCCTTGTTCTTCAAGCAACCTTACTATTTCTACAGGAATGCTTGTAGATGGTCTTGCAAATCTTATAAACTTTTCTCCCAATCTAGATATTGCACCCTTGATTCCTTTTCTTGCAGTTGTTTTGGGGTAAGAGATAGCAAACTCAGCGGCCCTAAAAGCTTGATAGGATCTAACGGAATCTTCGGTCATCTCTGATGTTTGGCTTTTAACTCTTTGCGAATAAGATCCACTTGCCTTTTCGTAGGCATTAGTCATATTCCTTTTAAATGCCTTAGCATCTGGATCAGACTTGCTTCTGAAAGCAGTTATATCAGCAGCTTGCTGTAGTGACTGCATTCCGGGTCTAACAATAATGTTCTTCCCCGATCTTTCATTTACTAGCCTCTCTGAAATACCAAGATCTTTATCTTCTGAGACTTCATTTATAAATCTATCAATAGTAAATTCTGCTTCTTTTGAATTTGGTGACTTTGCAAGATCATTGTAAAACGAGTTCAATGCTTCATCATCTTTATATATTGCAAACTTCAAATTGGTACGATCTATGTTAGATCTTATGTCCCGAGATATTATATTTGCTCTACCTATTGGACCATCAGCAGGTGTACCAACTTTACCAAAAAGATCATTCATGTCATTTTGGAAACCTTCTCTAAACTTGGTATTATCTGAAAGCTCTTGATCAATCTGCATAGGCGTCTTGTTGGCCATTTTGCTGATCATGCCTTTTTCAGGCATTAGATTTGTAACTTTATCAATAAGTCCTTTTTGCGCAGCAATACCAATACCCGTACCTGCCACCGCACCAAATCCAGTACCCAAAGAAGCACTGATTAAATACTCATCAAATGTAGGAAACCTACCTTCATCTATTGCTGTTTGTATTGTTCGTTCTCCGGCGGCTATGCCTCCGCTGCGGATCGCTTCAGTTCTAGCAAAACGAGAAAGCTGGGGTATAGCTAGTTTCCCTGTCGCCGTCGCAGCCAATTTTCCAGCACCGGGTATTATATTTAAAGCACCAGACCCAACCATTTGACCAAGGGAAAAATCATTTCCCATGGCTTTCTGAGCTAAATAGTTGGATGACATGCCGCCTATAAAGCTTATCACAGGATAAGATACCCCAAGGGTGTATGGTGCCAATGCGGCCCCAAGTGCTTGAGAAGCTACACCTCCAGTGACGTCAATAGCCATGGCACCAGCAAACCGCCCAACCCCAGGGCCAGAGTCAACCTGAAGATCAGGCATCCCCTCTGTAATCGGTGAAGTTATATTGTAGTTTCCTATAAGTTGTGGCATATTTACTAATCAACCCCGCTTGAAGCTCTCGACTGGGTTCAAATTCCTATTCCTCGGAACATAATCTCCAGACCGTCTCGACTCTAAAGCCTTTTGGTTTTGGAATCTAATTAGTAGATTTGTTATGGCACTGTTTAAATACAACCTGGCCTTTATTTCAGCAGAAGTGTCAACCTTAGATTTTTTACCAATTTCTCCCTTAAATCCCAAATCACTAGAAAAAGTTTTTTCGATAGCAGATAATATTTTTTTCCTATCATCTCCTCTGTAAGGTCCAGAAGCACTTCCAAAATTCTTTTTGGCCATTTCTTTAGCTTTAAGAATTAAAGAAATTGAGTCCATTTCACTAATTCTGTCCAATCTGTTCTTTAACTCAAGGCTAGCCTCCAACGCTCCTGATCCAAGTCCATCGATTCTATTTTTAGGTATTGTAGCAGGTGATAATGAAATTGGTCTAGCTTCTCTAAATGGCAGCCCCCTTAATAAATCTTGTGGCTGTAAGGAAGTTGATTTTCCTTCTTCAAAATGAGATATAAAATCCTTACCTTTTCTAACAGGAAGTTCTTTTTCTATTTTTGATTCATCTTGTTTTGGCTTCAAACCTTCAATAATAGTTTCTGATTCCCGTCTCGCCAGTAATCTAATCTGTTGAAAAAACTCATCACTATAATTGGCATTAGGATCTTGTTTAAGACTAGATATAAATCCTTCCAATTCTTTCTGATTTATATTCCCCTTTTTGTCTACCAAATCTCTGGTAGTTTGCGAATATACAGATATTACATCTGCTGGAAATGAGGTTTGAGGTTTAGGATCAACACTGGAAACCGAATCACCCATTGCGGGCTGTTGGGTTGGAATACCTTGTTCCGCTTGGGGTGCTAATGGCATCGCCGAAGACGGGAATGATTCTCCTAACTGTTGCTGCCCCATGGGCTGAACTGCACCCATTCCGGCAGGAGACTGACCTGGAAGAAGAGGAGCGTTCCTTAGCTCTATTCCCAAGTCGCCAGGAAGTCCAGAGAAGGGATCAGTGCCGGAAGCTTCCGACAAAAGAATTTTGGATTTTCCCAGTTCGTAATCACTTGGAAGTACCAGGCCTTGATCGTTTAAAGCCTCAAAGGCAGCAAGTCTACTTTTAGCCGTGGGAGTTAGGTCTTCCAATGGTCCATCCATGGTTACAATTGTAGAGTTGTTGTTGCCCAAATACACACGCACCCTTTTCTTTCCGTCACCCAAGTCCTCCAGAACTTCTGGCTTACGCCGGATTGGATCTTTTTTGTCCATAGCGGAATATATCTGAACAATGTCATTGGCTGGTAATCCGACGATTTGTTCTGAAAGGGTTTCTCTAGTTATTGTTCCATCTTGTACGCCGGACAATACACTACCAACCTTTACACTTCTATCAACAGAACTATCCAATCTTTCTTCGACAGCTCTCATCTGGTCCAGTTTTTCTTTATCGGTTTGAGCTTTTATGCCAACCCTAGCATCCACCGCATTTAACGCTGTGGTCGTATCTGGAGTATTCATACCAGCCCGCTCAATACGAGAAATCATATTCTCTGGATCTTCGCCTTCCTTCATCCTCAAAATATCAGGAAGTATTAGCTGAAGGTTTTGAGAAGAGTTTTTGTTGATCCTCTCCACATCCCTGTCGGCTTTCATGTCTCTTATTCTTTGTCTAGATTCTCTTAGCCTAACCCTAGATTCAGTTTCAAGCCGATCGGCGTTTCTAGCATCTATTCCATATTTTATGACATTATCTGCACCTACTAGTTTTACCAATTCAGCAGAATCTGTAACGCCAGGAACTTGTCTCACAAAACCGGGATCCTTTAAAAGTCCCTCAGCCACCATTTGTGCTGCCTGGTTCTTTTGTTTTCTTTCGTCTAGTTGCCTCTTCTTCTCTATGTTTAAATTTATGGTGTTTAGTAGACCAGAAGCAGCCTGAGACTTAGCCTGCTGTGCGGCGGCAAGGTTGTTTATAGATGGAGCCAAAGCGGCAAGTACCGCTGGCGATGTTCCTCCTGAGAATGTAGCCATGTCTTTAAGTGTTTATTGTTTTTAAATTAACCAAATTGAGATCGATATTGGTTAGTGATATCTAATGGTCCGCCATAGCCACCCACTATGGTGGTGGCTGGACGTTGTTGAGTTAGACCAGCATTTACTCCCCCACGCTGTTGGAAAAGACCAAACACATCTGCCAGAACATTAAGGTTTCCTGTTTTCTCAGCGACGTCCAAAGCCTCTTGGTCCAACCCGAACTGACGCTCTCCTGCCTCTAATCCAAACAATTCCATTGGGCTTGGTGTGGCAGCAGATGCCTGCCTTGAGATGTCTCCGGCCAATCTAAGTCCGGGAGTGAGGTCGGCTGCCTGTACGGCAGCTCCGGTAAATGGAGATAGAGCGTATGCTTCTCTGGTGGCCATGTCCGCAGTTAGCTCGCCAGCACCAAAAAAATTCTGCATCCTTTGTGCGCGCAAACCTTCGTCTGCTCCTACCAAACTAAAAATTTCGTCAATGTCTCCCAATCTATCTCTAGCCCTAGTGTCAGATTTAGCTCGGCCAGCCTCGATCGCATCTCTTCTCTGCCTTCCACTAAGCCCTTGGTCCATTCGTGCCATTTCCTGCTGACGAAGAGTTTGCAAATCCTGGAAGGTGTCCCTCATTTGTCCAACGCCCTGCAATGGAGAAGCAAAAGCGTTAATCATATCTTCATAGGAAGCATCTGCTCCGGCCCCTGATGCTTCGCCTAATGCACCTGTCTGCTGTCTAGCCGTTTCTCTAGCAACATCAAAGCGATTGATTTGGCCGTCTCCGCCCATGCCTAGTTCTCCCCGAGCGAAGGCATCGAAGCCCGCTCCGGAAAGCCCAGCCATGTCTCCTACAATGTCGGTAGCTGCTGGGGTGTATTCCCCCATAAAATCTGTTAGTTCTGGCAATGTGCCGTTTTCGGACATTGTCGCTGGAATAAGTCTTGTTGCCATGTTAGGTTGTGGTTCTTCTTGATCTGGTGGTGGTCTTCGTGGTGGTTCGCCGTCTGGTGAATCAGGCATGAATACAGGTACTTGAGTTTCGTCGTCGTCGCTGTTGCTAATTGATAATGCTGCACCACCTGTTAAAATGGTTCCTACCCCTATTGAGGTGTTGGGAAATCCTGGAAAACGAGTTCTTGGACCGAGTGGTCTAGGATTGGCGCGCTGAATGGTATTTTTGGGTTGTGTGTTTTCCTCGTCCTGCTTTTTCTGCTGCTCCTTCTCCTTGGCGTTTGCTTCATCGTCAGCGATCTGTTGTCCGCTCGGATAGTCGGGTGTGTCCTTAGTTACGGAGTACCCACCGCCACCTACATCTCCGAATATAAGGCTATCGACTGAGTCTTCTCTAATGTCTTCTTCTTGTTCATAAGCGTCGTCTAAGCCTGGAAAATATTCAAAATCATAACCAATGTCGGGGTCGGCCCCAGAAGTTGAAAACGCATCAAGCTCAAAAATTTCGTCGGAACCCAAATCCAAGTCATCGTAGTATCCGTCGTCTTCCTCTTCGTCAAGAAGGTCTAGATCTTCAAATTCTTCTTCCATGTTTATCCCTCTAGCGTAGCCACTCTAGCTTCCAAAGCCATTGCTAAGGTGTTTCTAGTTCTTCTATTTGTGAAGCACGGAAAGCCGCATAAGCATCCTTAACCTCTTGCGTCCAAGCTGCATCAGTAATTCCCCTAATCTCTTCGTTCTCCCCAGTAACATCGGCATCTGGAGCCAGTACCCTGCGGTGAAAAGATCGACTGATTTCTGCGCCGTCTCTCTGAATGATCGTTGCTGTTCTGATATGAACTAGGCGAAATTCTCCTACTAGCTCAATCTTGTCGTCTAATGTTTGTTCTGTTAGTGCCATTTTGTTTTGGTGTTTAAATTAAACTCGGTATGATACGGACATCATTATTTCTGAACTATTAGAAAAATTAGCGTCAGTTAAATCCGTAGTAGTTCCAGAATTTGTTGTTTCCTGTAGGTTGATTTGTGTAGTGTTAGACATGTTGTATCCCATTGGGAAATCGGCAAATGAAATGTTTGAAAGACGAAGACTAACAGCAGTCAAATTACCTGTTAAGTTCCTTGAGGTAAATGGCAATCCGGTTAATAGAGCCACGCCAGTTGATGATCCCTTTGCTGATAGATCCATGTAGCATGAAGCAGTAACCAAATCTCCAATCTTAGTGTACGTTCCCACTTGAAAGTCATAGGCAACACCCGTGTTTCCTCCACCAAATGTAATAGCTGGTGTCCAAGTTCCTTCTTCGTAATCGTCTAGTTTATTTGCAGCGGCGGTGTCAGATCCAAAAGTGACTCCACTTGAAAATCTTCCTGCCCCATTTACGTCTAGCTTTTCATCGGGAGACGTCGTATTGATCCCCACATTGCCGCTAGTATCAATGGCAAGTCTTTGGTTAGACCCCACTGCTGTTCCATCGCAAATATTAAAAACGGTACTATCTAATCCAATAGACCAGTTGTCGCTCGCTGATGTAAACCGTATTTGAGGATCATTACCTGCTGCGTTTATCATCACCGTTCCCGACGTTCCGCCTGAAACGTCTCTAGTAAAAGTAGCCATAGCACCTCCACCGCCACCTCCAGTGACTCGGATACCTACACCTGTCGCAGCATCGTCGTTTACATCTAACAGGAAGTCTGGGTCGGGAGTGCCAATTCCGACGTTGCCAGAGGAATTTAAAACAATGTCAGTAGCTCCAGCTCTACCTATTCTAAGATCATCTTGATGAGCGTCTATGAAATAATGGTCGTAAGTAGAATCAAAGTCAGCAGCAGTGCGGAGTTTTATTTCTCCACCTTCGTCTTGACCAGTACCACCACCGTACACATCAACTAGCCCATTAGGGTCCGTATCGTCTGTTCCAACGAAAAAAGTTCCAACCACTCTAGCAGAACCGTTTACATCTAATGGAACCGTGGGAGATGCATTTAAAATCCCCACTCGGTTATTAGATGAATCTACCTTAAGGGTCGTAGTATCTACCGTAACATCTCCAGCAACTGACAATGTCGTTGCCATATCTACTGCACCATCAATATCTACAACATCTAGGTTGGTAGTACCGTCTACATCCACATCCCCCGATATATCGAGATTGGTAAACACTGAGGTTCCTACAGCCGTAATCTTATCATTAAATGTAGCAGCTCCGGCGGCTGACATATCAAGCGTAAGCGCCGTGATTGTGGAAC